TTATGACGCTATAGCACCATAAGGGCACAAAGCGAACACACAATCCTGGCGATGTTCGCAGCGGGTGAGCAAGGTACCGTCATTGCCCGGGCACGTCGAGTTCGCCAGAAATGATGACCAAAAGGGCGAGGTATAAGGAAACGTTCGCAGGATGTGCAACTTTCTGAGCCTGCCATCCACAGCGATTCCGAAAGGGCCGGTCACCAGAACCGAGCCGGGGCTGATAAAGTAATCGCCTTTATACCAGATTATCAGCCTGAGATTTTTAACAGTAAGAACATGAATGAAAATTGTTCCGGTACGCGGGCACACCATCCTCTCTTCAACCACCCAGTACATGTATTTCTCCTTATCCTTAAGTGAAATTCCATTCATACAGAGAATAACATCGTACAGGTGCTTGAAAAGCCTGACTTTACGAAATTCATAAATTCCGGCATTTCTCATTGAAAATAAAGATAAATTTACGTTAGGGAAACTTATGAATGGGGGCAGAAAAGCAGTGGCGAACGCGGAAGAAGGGCGTTTTACAGACAAAAAAATTAGCCTGCGTAAGGGAGATTTGCCCCCCTTACAGCAGGGGCTTTCAGCGGTGCAATGCGGGTTTGCGCGGCACGCAAGCCCACTGAAAGCCACTATAAACCACTATAGTGTGGACGCAGTGTGGACACTCTCTGTGCTCACTCCACCTCGCAATGGGTTTAGCGTAATCGCATCCTGTAAATACTCAGGTGCAAAGTGTGCATAGACCATTGTTTGTTCTATGCGTGAGTGCCCGAGAATCCTTTGCAATGTGATAATACTCCCTCCATTAATCATGAAGTGCGTAGCGAAACTATGTCGTAAGGCGTGGGTTGCCTGACCGGCAGGTAAATCAGGTTTTAGCTCCTTCATTAGCCGCCTGAATGCCGGGTAATTGGCATCCGGGAATAGGAACCCTCGCTTGTTTCCAGTGACTAACTCTGCAACCTCATCCGATATAGGGACGGTGCGTGGCTTGTTCGTTTTTGTTTTAACAAACGTGCAGCGGTTGTGAATAACATTTTCCGCTTTAAGCCTCGCCGCTTCGCTCCATCTTGCCCCGGTGCTGAGGCATAGAATGGCGATCTTCTTGTTATCACCTTCCAGTTTCGAAAGCAGAAGGGCGATCTCATCCTGTGTTAGGTATCCTGTTTCGGGTTTGTCTTCTTTCAGCCTTTTCATGCCCCGGAAAGGGTGTTCACCGAAGAATAATTCAGCATCAATTAGAGCTGTAAACATGCCGCTAAGACAGGTTAAGTCACGATTAATACTGGACGGCTTAATGCCTTGTGACCTGCGTGCTGCTGTGTATTGGCTTATTACTGATTTAGTAATTTGGAACGCGCTAGGGTCATTAGTAATCTTTGTGAAAATCTCAATCTTCCCAAGATTAGACTTGCCGTGATCCTCGTGTTTACCTTTCAACTCCCACCAGATTTTAGTCAATTCAGACAGATGCCGCTTATCTGTCGGTTTAGCTAACCAATCCTTGTTGTGGTGGTTGTATTGGGTATGTTTCTCAAAAGCGATAGCTTCGCTTTTCTTGTCGAACTTCCTGCGGATGCGCTTTCCGTTGCGCCCGGCAGGTCTGATGTCCACTTCATAACGACCATCATCGAGTTTCTTGATACTCATGAAACCCTCCGATTTACGCGTTGTTTAATCTTGTTACACGTCTTACCTGTATGTGTGGAAAATTTTTCGACTAGTAACATGCATTTAATATGCATGTAATGTCGGTAAAGGGTTAGCCAGTCTTTTGGTCTGAGTGCTGCGAGGTTGTTTCGGGTTGCCCAAAGTGTGCGAGAACCGGAGCAATCTGTCCGGACTCAGGGAAAATCTGATCCGTCATAAACCACATCGTGTACTTAGAAAACCTCGGGTGTTGAAGGATTTTCATAATTTGCTCAACACCGGGTTTTTTAACGCCTGCCTCATACCCTGCCAATGAACTATATGCGAGGCCGGTTAACTCACTGAATTGCCTTTTGTTGAGTCGCTCGGACTCTCGAATCAACTTCAACTTCTCATGCACTGGGGTTGACATAGTTACTCCTATAGAAGAATATTGTCTCCAAAGGGTCATAAAAGCCCTATCGAGGTACACAATAAGAGCAATTAAAGCCCATTAAGAGCAATTAGTTGCACTAAAGGAGAATCCTATCAGATGAGCCGACAGCTTGTAAGTAATACAGATGCAGTGCCAATTCAGGAGTTTGCCAGACTCATTGGTAAAACCCCTGCTGCCGTTAAGGGAATGGTTGAGAAAGGTAAGTTGCCAGTTATTGAAATGACTGACCCTCAATCAACATCAGGCCGCGCCGGTGAGTATTGGATTTACCTCCCAGCATGGAACAAAGGTATGCAATTGGCATATGAAAGCCGACCAAAAGAGATCCGTGATGGTTGGCTGATGTGGTTAGGTTTAGGCGAGCCAGCTTAAGGAGCAATGATATGACAGAACCTCGCTGCATCGCTCAGTTACTCCGCTATGAAAGCCCGAATCCGATTAACTTCACTGTCACCCACGGTCGGGGCCGCAAAGGCATCATTATCCGCGCCCGTAAGCCGGGCATTCTGGCTGTAGTTAAGCGCTTCATCAAAATGAGAGAGGTGTCAAAATGGCTGTAATGACCCTTGAGTTAGTCCAGAAACAACCTGCAGGCCTGCGCGTGATAATCGGTAAGCATCTTGCGCTGCCTCGCTGGCAGGACACCTGCGATTTTTATAATGGGATGATGGAACGCGACCGCCTGACAGTCTGTTTCCATGCGCAGCTTAAACAACGTCACGCAACCATGCGCTTTGAAGAAATGAACGATGTGGATCGTGAGCGTCTGGCCTGCGCAATTGACGAGCTACGCGGTGCGTTTTCTAAACGTCGTCAGGTTGGTGCCAGTGAAACGGCTTATATCAGTTTCCTGACGGTCAGTCAGCGCCGCACTTTATTCCTTCATGCGGGATTAACTGAGCTTGAATTTAATCAGCCTTACTGGCGAATTGATGAAGATTCCTGTTATTGGCGTGAGCAATTATTCAGGGCGCTACGTGAATTATTCAGCTTGTTTGAATATGCCCCAACTATTTTAACCTCGGTAAAGCCTGAGCAATATTTGCATTAATTAAATAGCTGAACTTTTTACGCGCTTGAATGCGCGGGACATTCTTTTGTCTGGAGCCGGGTAAATGAATAAAGAATTATCAGTACCTCACAGCAATATGAAAGCCCTGTTAGCGCAGGCCACGATTGAGTCGCAGCTAGTCACCGCGACCCGTTTCGCGTCGGCACTTGACTCTCTGATAGCTCACATTTGTAAGTCTGAAATGAACCGAACGGAAATCATTGAGCTGTTAGGGCAGGAATCCGAAAAGCTGCACAACTCTATTTTGGATCAACAATAAAGTAATAAGGGAATATATGAGCATTAATATCGTTATTGATAACAAGTTCGTGATTACCAGCGACCAGTTTCAATTTATTTTGCAGGAAAAGAAAATCGCTAAATCTGGCAAGAATGCCGGTAAAGAGTGGCTTGATACCGTCGGCTTTTATCCAACTATCAGCAAGCTCGTTTCCGCACTGGTGCTGCATAACATTTTAACCGGTGAGGCTCGTCAATTTTCAGACCTTGAAAAGCAGGTTGAGCAGTTTGGCGAAAAATGCCTGGAGGCATTCACCGCTAATGGCCGTTGAGACCCGGGGGCGCGTTGCCCCCTCGCCACCACCCCCGCTACAAAAAAGCACCGGTGAGACTTTCGTCGGTGCTTATCCGTGGAATAAAGCCAGCAAAGAGGCCATAGGCCGCGACAGACCCCTTACACGTGCCGAACTCCGTCAGGTGCAAGGTGTTTTAAACCGGATTGACCGCCTGCCGTTTTTCCTGCAAACGCTGTTTACCTCGCGTTATAACTTCATCCGCCGCACAAAGAGCCCTCTGGGTGGGCTGTATTTCCTCAAAAATACATTTGAGCGCAAGCTGCTGCCGCGTCTTGAGCGTGTCAATGAGCTGTGCGGTATGAATGAATCCGCCACGATTGGCTTTTTGTCCGAGCGTGACCAGTATGCGCGACTGCCTGATATGAATGACAAAGAGCTCAGGAAATTTGCGGCCAGAATTGCCTCGCAGCTCTGGAACAAATACGAGGATTTAAGCGACGCCTGGGCGGAGGCGCACGGCGGGAAAGAATCACTATTCACCGATGAGGCGCAGGCGCATTTATACGGTCAGGTAGCCGGTATTGCGCGCGCTTTCAACCTTACCCCGATGTACTGGAAAAAATACCGTAAGGGTCTGATGACGATCCGCATGGCATTTTCCGCTATCTCACGTCTGATTAAGGATGAGTGGTGGGTTAACCAGCTCAAGGCGCAGCGTATGCGCTGGCGCGAGGCGCTGCTCATCGCTGCCGGTGAGGTCAATAAAGACCGTTCGCCTTACGCCAGCAAAATGGCGATCCGCGATGTTCACGCGCGCCGCCTGGCTAATCTCGAATACCTGAAATCCTGCGAGCTGGAAAATAAAGTCACCGGTGAGCGTGTAGACCTCATCAGCAAGGTCATGGGGAGTATTTCAAACCCTGAAATCCGCCGCATGGAGCTGATGAACACAATCGCCGGGATTGAACGCTACGCGGCCAGCGTCGGTGATGTGGGGATGTTTATCACGCTGACCACCCCGTCAAAGTATCACCCGACTCGTCAGGTCGGAAAAGGCGACAGCAAGACGGTGCAGTTTAATCACGGCTGGAACGAAACTGCATATACCCCTAAAGACGGCCAGCGCTATCTGTGCCGAATCTGGAGCCTGATGCGTACCGCTTTTAAAGATAACGAGTTAGAGGTTTACGGGATGCGCGTTGTCGAGCCTCATCACGACGGCACGCCGCACTGGCACATGATGCTGTTTTGCAAACCCGGTCAGCGTAAAGCCATCAACGAAATTATGCGTCGTTATGCCCTCAAAGAGGACGGACACGAGAAGGGCGCAGCCAAACAGCGCTTTGAGTCCCGTCACCTTAATCAGGGCGGTGCGGCGGGTTATATCGCTAAATACATTGCCAAAAATATCGACGGCTACGCGCTCGACGGCCAGCTCGATCACGACACCGGCAAGCCCTTGAAAGATACGGCTGCAGCCGTCACCGCATGGGCGTCTACATGGCGCATCCCTCAGTTCAAACCGATTGGCCTCCCGACAATGGGTGCTTACCGCGAGCTGCGCAAACTGCCGCGCGGGGTGAGTATTGCCAGCGAGTTTGACGACCGGGTCGAGGCCGCGCGAGCTGCTGCTGATGAGGGTGACTTTGAGCGGTACATCATCGCGCAGGGCGGCGCAAACATGCCGCGTGATGCGCAGGCCGTCAGAGTCGCCCGTAAGGTGACGGATGAGGTTAACGAGTACGAGGAAGATATTGAGAGGGTAGTCGGTATTTATGCCCCTCATCTCGGGGCGCACCGCGTCCATGTAACCCGTACAGCCGAATGGCGCATCGTTCCAAAAGTTTTGGCCGTTGAGCCTTTGATCTTAAAAAGCGGCTCTGCCGCGCCTCGGAGTCCTGTCAATAACTGTGGGTTACCTGCCAACGGAGTCACCACAGATATGACGCACACACCGTCTGAGCAAGCCGCAGCGGTGCTAAATCTCATTGATGACGGGGTTATTGGTTGGGATGACCCGGAGGCCGTGAGGGTGCTCAGGGGCGCGCTAAAAGCGGGGGCTAAACTTCAAAACAGGCGGCAACGAAACCGATCACCGTTAAAACAGGATGAATTAGCGCCTTCAGCGCGCCTGACTAAATCGCAGCGCGACCTGATATCTCGTATCCGGTTTGACCTCGCACAGCACTGCATTTCGCCGGAACGGTGGGAGCTGGATGTACTGGCACGAGGTGCAACGGTGACATATGGCGAGAAAAAATTCAGTTATGCGGTCGCTGATGAGTGGCCGGGGTATTCAACAGAAACGGAGTGGAGCTAATGACAACTAAGTTAATTCAGGTAGGCGGTTATCATATTGGCATCGACCCGGTATATTCACCAGAGGAAAAAGCTGTCGGTATTATTTGCAGACAAGAGGTCCGATAATACCGCCACCACGTCGACCATAGGAAACGCCGCCGGTGCTGAAACTTGCTTTCAGTGCTGGCGGTGTTGAATAGCTCGCATCGCGAGGCGTTAGTCAGCTAACTATGTTATTTATGAAAGAACTCTAGGAGGGCAACGCCATTAGCCCCAAGACTGACAAGGCCTTCAACACTATTAATTGATGAGATTGTCTTTTTCAAAATGTTCTTAAGTTTAGAGCCTTCTTCTGTCGTGGTCACGACTTGGTTAAATGACTCAGACATGCAAGCATGTCCCATTGTGGCCTCTGCTGCAGAAATTATTGGTTCAATGCCTGTTATTTCATAGTCTTCAAAAGCCCTTATCATATTATTAACATAATGTAATATTTCCTTTTTAAGCTCGATTGAGAAATCAGAGTTGATTATCGACTCCTTCAACTCTAACAACTGTTCCTTTATCTCAACTAATTGTTCATCTTTAAGTTGTCCAATCTGCCCCTTAGTTTTGAATAATACAGAGATCATGCCTAAATCATTTAAGGCTGCGTCAGATATTCTTTGAATGGCATTTGGAAGGGGTTCGATAAGGCTTAATTGTGCAAAAAAGTTATCAACACTGGGCCTCCAGTTCGGTGCGGGAATGTCATCTTCAGGAAAATAATCTTGCAATGTATCTTCTATCTTTTTAGACAAGCTCATGAGTTTAGAAATCTTATCCCATAGTAAAATTTCATTATCCTTAGTGTGTTCTAACTCAAACGCTAGCAATAAGGCTTTTTTTACCGTGATGTTATTATTTTGGGCTTTGAGTCTGATGAAAAAATTTCGTAATGTCTGTGCTGAATTGTCTATGTACATGAGAAAACCCTAAAACATATTATGCTAATAAACTTGATTATTGGGGTCAATCATCTGTGCATGCGTGTGCTGCATGAAAATGCATTTTTTTTTGAGCGTGTCACACTTCACGTAGCATCAGGGCTAATGCGGTCTGAGTTTAGTCGTGCACCTGCATTAAAAGCGACCCGTTAAGCGCGCAGGCGAGGCGGGGATAGCACTGCGCGCCAGCCATGGTGGCGGGATTTATTTTACGCGTCTGTGCGCGTCGTGGTAGGGCGCTATGCTGTGAGGTTGGGCGATGGTGATGTGCAAGGGATTGCGCAGCGTGTGCGGCGTCTGGCTCGCTCTGAGGATATGCCGCCCGGAGGCGGCATTTTTGGCGGGGTTACTCGCTATCGATGCTGTAATCCTTAAAGCGGATCACCTCCATTCCTAACCAGTCGTTTATTTCCTTGAAACGCTCCTGCAGCGGCGTCAGCTCGTTACGCACAAACACCCGCGCCACCTTTTCAATGTCCCCCATTGAGCCTAGATTCTCAGGCTTGCCCCCCATCAGCTGGAACGGAACGCGGTGCGCATCAAGCAGGTCGGCGGCGCTCACCTTTTTGATATTGAAAAAATCATCTTTCGTGGCGACTTCGCTCAGCGGCACGATCTTAATGCCGTCCGGTTTTCCGTTGGGCGCATAGAAAAACAGGTTTTTAAAATTCCCGAGCCCTTTCGAATCACGCATCGCGGAGCGCAGCGACTCGACGTCAGTGCTGCTCTGCGCCGCGTCGGTCACATACATGATGTAACCCGCGTGCGCGCCGTTCTGGTAATACTTGCGGCGAAACAGCGTGGCGGATTCATTCAGCCAGGCGGAATTTAGCGCGCTCAGATATTCCGGCATCCCGTAAAGTTCCTGATTGATATCGGGCTCAAGCAAATGGCACACCGAGCCGGGTGCAAACTGGTGCGGGTGGGTAAAGCTCGACACGTACCAGTACACATCATCCTCGACACCCCGGCGGGTGTACTTGGCCGGGGAGGTTTCCAGCTTCATGAGCTGGCCGGTAACGCTCAGGCGCTTCTCAAGGTAGCCGTTTGCAAAGACCAGATAATCGAGCACAAGGCGGCTAAAATCCTGACGCGACAGCAACGGGTGCGGGATATAGGTGCTTGTCAGGATATTGCGCTTAACATAAATCGGGGAGCTGTGATGCACGGCGGCGCGCAGGCTTTTTGCCAGCCCCGAGAAGTTGACCGGCGGCTCGTACCACTTCCCGTTATTGATGCACTCGACATAGTCGAGGATATCGCGGCGATCCAGAACGGGGGAGGGCTCACCAAAGGTGAACGCCTCCATTTTCTGCGGCGCGCTGGCGGTCATGCTGGCTGTCTGTTGTGGTTGTTTCTTTTGACGTTTTTTCATCTTAGTTAATGTCCAGAATTGAGGCTGATTGCATCCCGCTACCAGCGGAAAGCGGTTCGTTTAACAGGGCGTGCATGGTCGCCCACGCAATATCCGCGTGGCTGGCCTCTTCACTGCGGCTGGCTTCATAGGTTGAACTGCGGCCACTGCTGGTCATGGTTTTACGGATAGCCATAAACGACTGAGTGATGTCGGTTGCACCGGCGTCGTATTCCAGACACCCACGGCGGATGGTGTCTTTCGCTTTCAGCACCATGGCGGTTTTCATTTCCGGCGTGTAGCGGATAGCGCGCGCCGCCGGGAAGAATGAGCGCACGAGCTGGTAAACACCCTGGCCGATGCCGGTCGCATCGATGCCGATATAGTCGACGGTGTATTTTTCGGTGAGCGAGCGGATAGCCTCGGCCTGCGCGGCAAAGTCCATGCCTTTCCACTGATGGCGCTCAAGGATGCGGAACTTGCCACCGGCTACCAGTGGCGGAGCCAGTACCGCACAGCCTGCGCTGTCGCCGGTGTGTGACGGGTCATAGCCAATCCAGACCGGGCGCCAGTTAAACGGACGGTCGGCATAAGGTGCAAAGTCCTCCCATTCTTCCATCGCATCGACCATGCAGCGCTGCAGCTCCTCGAACGGGAATACCGATGCCTTGTCGTCGACAAACTCGCACATGAAGAGGTTACGGAAGTCATCCGCGCTGTTTTCCTGTCTGAGCTGGTCGAGGTTAAACAGGGTGCAGCCACCGGCGAGCGCGTCCTCGATGGTTACAATCTGCCGCCACTGGCCGTCCCCGCACAGCACGCCACCGGCGAGCGCCTGATGGCTGATATCGATGTCGACACGTTCGTCGCGGTTACTGCGGCCACGGTTAAACAGCTCGCCTGACCAGAACGGATAAGCGCCATGCGCCAGCGTGGATGGGGTCGAAAAATAGGTTGTGCGCAGGTGTGACTGCGAGGCCATACCCGAGGCCACTTTGCGCAGGCGCTGGAAATTGGGTATCCAGAAAATTTCATCGACATACAGGTCGCCGTTGTGGCTCTGCGCGGTGTTGGAGTTCGTCCCGAGAAAAATCAGCTCTGCGCCGTTGTTGCCGATGACAATCGGGTCGCCTGACAGGTCGACGTCGACGAGACGCGCAAAGGCGATGATGTACTTACGGAACACGTAAGCCTGCGTTTTACTGGCTGATAAAAATATCTGGTTCTGGCCGGTCTTGAGGGCGCGCAAAAGCGCCTCGCGCGCAAAGTAGAACGTTGCGCCAATCTGGCGCGATTTCAGGATGTGGCGGATGCGGTGTTCCAGACCCGCTTTATGCCAGTGGAGCTGATACGCAAAGGACTGGTCGAGGAAAATCTCTTCCAGCTTCTCAATTGCCTCCTCGCTGAAATAATTACGTTTCGGCTTTTTGCGATCCCCTTTGTTGCGACTCGCAATGTTGGGGTTTAAATCGACCTCGTTTCCGGTCTGGCTGTAGCGGTTCACGCGCGCGAGGCGCTCCAGCTGGCGCGACAGAAAATCAGCGACTTTGAAGTCATGCGCGGTGAGGTCTTGCTTTGCGTAAAGCTGGATGAGCCGCGCCTCAAGCGTCGATTCCACACGGTTAATCGGCGCGGTTTCCTCCCATCCATCACGCTGTTTCCAGCTCTGCACGGTCGGGCGCTTGAGCTGCAGCATGTCGCAGATTTGCGGCACGGCGAACCCCTGCCAGTACAGCAGCCGCGCCTGTCGTCGCGCGTCATTGAGCAGTGAAAGGTCAGTTGAAATGGTCATGGTTGCCTCGTTTTGATGTCACGAGGCAAGGCTAAGGAAATGGCCGGGCGTTATCGCTAAACCCCTGTTGTGTCAGGGGTTGCACTTCTGTAACCGGTGGCTGATGCGGGACGGAGTCGGGAAACTAACCCCGACCCGAAAACCCAACATCAGGACACCTGAACAATGGCAAAGAAAGTTTCTAAATGGTTTCGCATCGGCGTCGAGGGTGACACCTGCGATGGCCGCGTCATCAGTGGCGATGATATTCAGGATATGGCCGACACGTTCGACCCGCGTGTCTATGGCTGTCGTATCAACCTCGAACATATCCGGGGGCTGATGCCTGACAGTCCGTTTAAACGCTACGGCGACGTTATCGAAGTCAAAGCCGAAACCATCAGCGATGATTCAGCGCTCAACGGCAAAAAGGCGCTGTTTGGCAAAATCCAGCCGCTCGACGAGCTGGTCAGCATGGTGAAGGCCGGTCAGAAGGTTTACACCTCCATGGAGATCCGCCCGAACTTTGCCAACAGTGGCAAGTGCTATCTCATTGGGCTGGCCGTGACCGATGACCCGGCAAGCCTCGGCACCGAATACCTCGAATTCTGCAGCCGTGCCACGCAGAACCCGCTCGCCGGGAAAAAAGACCAGCCGGGTGACGTTTTCTCTGTGGCCTCACTGGCTGAGCTGGAGTTTGAAGACGTTCCCGACACCATGCTCAACAGCCTGACCGACAAGGTCAAAGCCATTTTCAGCCGTAAGCAGGTCAGCGATGACGCGCGTCTCGCGGATGTGCATGAGGCGGTTACCACCGTCACCGAGCAGGTACAGACCAACCTGACCGAGACCGACAAACGTGTCACCGAACTGGAGACCGCTTTTGCACAGCTTAAGCAGGACGTGACCCGCATGACCGAAGAAAACGCGCAGGCGTTTACCTCCCTGAAAAACTCTCTCGATAACACCGAAAGCCAGCGCCAGCCGCGTCGCGAACTTTCAAAAGGCGGTACCGGTGACGAGCTGCTGACCAACTGCTGATACTCCGCCGGGCGTGCTGCCCGGCCTGATACCGATTACCTGAACAGGAATAACCATGCGTAAAGATACCCGTTTCAAATTCAATGCCTACCTGTCCCGCGTCGCGGAGCTGAACGGCGTTTCCACCGATGACGTGGCTAAGAAATTCACCGTCGAGCCGTCAGTCACGCAAACCCTGATGACCACCCTGCAGATGTCATCCGCGTTTCTTACAAAAATTAACATCGTGCCGGTCGACGAGCTGAAAGGCGAAAAGGTCGGGGTCGGTGTTAACGGCACGATTGCGAGCACCGCCGACACCGCCAATGATGATGAGCGTAAGACCGCGGATTTCACCGCGCTGGAGTCCAACAAATACGAGTGCGATCAGATTAACTTTGATTTCCATATTCGTTACAAACAGCTCGACCTGTGGGCGCGATTCCAGGACTTCCAGACCCGTATCCGTGACGCGATTATCAAACGTCAGTCTCTTGATTTCATCATGGCCGGCTTCAACGGTATTGAGCGCGCGGCGACGTCCGACCGCAAACAAAATCCGCTGCTGCAGGACGTGGCGACCGGCTGGCTGCAGAAGTACCGCAACGAAGCGCCAGCGCGCGTGATGTCAAAAATCACTGACGATGATGGCGCGGTAATTTCCGAGGTGATCCGCGTGGGTAAAAACGGTGACTATGCGAACCTTGATGCGCTGGTCATGGATGCGACCGGCAACCTGATTGATGAGATTTATCAGGATGACCCAGAGCTGGTCGTTATCACCGGCCGTAAGCTGATGGCCGATAAGTATTTCCCTATCGTCAACAAGGCGCAGGAAAACAGCGAGTCGCTGGCCGCTGACATCATCATCAGCCAGAAGCGAATCGGCAACCTGCCAGCCGTGCGTGTGCCTTACTTCCCGGCTAATGCCCTGATGGTGACACGTCTCGACAACCTGTCGATTTACTTCATGGATGATGCACACCGTCGCGCCATCATCGAAGAGCCGAAAAAAGACCGCATCGAAAACTACGAGTCAATGAATATTGACTATGTGGTCGAGGCTTACGCCGCCGGTTGCCTGGTTGAAAACATCCAGCTTGGTGACTTCACTGCGCCTGAAACACCGGATAGCGGAGAGTAAGTCATGACGAGTCCCGCAGCGCGTCACATGATGCGGGTCTCGGCCTCTGAAACAGCGCGGCGGGCTGCTGTCCCGCTGCGCAATGCAACTGCCTATGAGCAGATGCTTGTTAAGCTGGCCGCAGACAACCGCACGCTAAAACAAATCCGATCCAATGAGCGCAAGGCAGACAAAAAGCGCGAGTTGCTGCCGTTCTATCTGCCATGGGTGGCTGGCGTCCTCGCAAACGGCAAGGGTGCGCAGGATGACGTCGTCATGACGGTCATGCTGTGGCGTCTCGATGCTGACGATATCGCCGGGGCGCTGGAAATTGCCCGTTATGCCATGACCTATGGCCTGACCATGCCTACCGGGCGACGTCCGACGCCTTACCTGCTGGCCGAAGAGGTGGCACTGGCCGCGCAGCGCCTGCGCAGTACTAAACAGCCGGTCGAACTGGCGAACCTGCTCGACACCCTCGCGCTGACCGCGCGTGCGGATATGCCGGACATCGTGCGCGCAAAACTGCACAAAATCACCGGCTACGTGCTGCGTGATGCGGAGCAACTGCCCGAGGCGCTGGCGCACCTGCAGCGTGCGATCCAGTTAGAGGGCGCTATCGGTGTGCGTAAAGACATCGAGCAGTTAGAGCGCCAGCTCAGGCCAAAACCCGAACCGGCACCGAAAACCAAAACGATTAAACCGCGTGTGCGCAAACCCGCCGCTAAACCGGCGGCACGGCGTGGACGTCCACCAAAGGCGGCAAAACCCGCAGGTTAACCGAGCGCTCCCCGAGCCGGGCGGCACGCCGGTCAATGCGGGTATCAATTGCCCTGACTGCGACCGGCGTCCACCGCCCAACCTATTACCCGAGGTTGTCATGACGACGCTGATTATTGAGCAAAACAAAGAGCCGCAGGACGTGCCGGGCGTGGTGATACCGCCGCCGGGCGTGAGCGAGCCGGTAATCAAAAACACCCCGTTTTACCCTGATGTTGATCCGAAGCGCGTGCGCGAAGAACTGCGCCTTGAGCAGACCGTTTCCCCTGTGCGCCTGCGCCGGGCGATTAAGACGGCTATTGCGGAGACTAACGCGGAGCTGGGCGAGTGGCGCGAGCGTCAGCTCGATGCCGGTTACGCCACGCTGGCTGATGTCCCGACCGACGAGCTCGACGGCGAAAGTGTGCGGGTTTTCCACTACTTCAACGCCGTGTGCTCGATGACGACGGCCACGCTTTATGAGCGTTTTCGTGGCGTGGATGCGACTGCCAAAGGGGACAAAAAGGCCGACAGCATCGACAGCACTATCGATGAAATGTGGCGGGATATGCGCTGGTCAGTGGCGCGTATTCAGGACAAAGCGCGCTGCATTGTGGGGCAAATCTGATGAAAGCGTATGCGCTGCAGGGCGACACCCTCGACGCGATTTGCGCGCGGTATTACGGGCGCACCGGGGGAGTCGTCGAAACCGTGTTAAAGGCTAATCCCGGTCTGTCTGAGCTCGGCGTCATTCTGCCGCACGGAACGGCTATCGAGCTGCCCGATACCGACAGCGCGGCCAAAACCGAAACGGTGAATCTATGGGACTGAGTATGGAAAAAATCACCACTTTTATCGCCTACTGGCTGGCCGTCGCGCTGGCCTATTTCGGGGCGATGTCACCCGAAAAAGTGGCACTTTATGTGGGGGGCGGATGCGCCATTTTTACCGCGCTGACCAATTACTGGTTTAAGCGCAAAACGTACCGCTACCTGACGTCACTCGGACTCGATAAGGGGGCGATCCGTGAGCTCAATCATTAAACGTTGCAGTGTGGCCGCTGTGCTGGCGCTGGCGGCACTGGTGCCTGACTTTCGTCTGCTTAACACCTCGCCCGGGGGGCTGGCGATGATTGCCGACCTCGAAGGGTGTCGCCTGACGCCTTACCAGTGCAGCGCGGGAGTGTGGACGTCAGGCATCGGCCACACTGCAGGCGTCGTCCCGAAAAGGGATATCACCGAGCGTCAGGCGGCGGCAAACCTTGTCGCGGATGTGCTGAACGTCGAGAGGCGTCTCGCGGTCTGCGTGCCGGTGAAGATGCCGCAGCGTATTTACGACGCGCTGGTCAGCTTCTCATTCAACGTGGGAACCGGCGCGGCCTGCCGGTCGACGCTGGTCTCTTATATCAAGCGTCAGCAGTGGTGGCAGGCGTGCGACCAGCTCACCCGCTGGGTTTTTGTTAATGGCGAAGTCAGCACCGGGCTGGAAAACCGCCGTGCGCGTGAGCGTGCTTACTGCATCAAGGGGGTGCCATGAAAGTGATGTCGTTTTTACTGGCCGCACTGGTTGCGGTTGTGCTCTGGCAACGCCATGAAAACGGCAACCTGACGCGCTCTTTTGAATGGGCAAACAGGGTCGCCGGTGAACAAAAAAACGTGATCGACATGCTGAATAATCAGCTTTCCGTGTCGCAGGGAATTGCCAGGGCAAACGAAACCGCGCAGGTCAGTTTACGCGGTGAACTGATTGCCGCCGGTGCGATGGCCGTGCGGCGTGAAGAGACCATTACGAGGCTGTTAAATGAAAATGAAACGTTACGCCGCTGGTATGGCGACAAGCTGCCTGATGTTGTGCGCAGGCTGCACACCCGCGCCGGTTGCGCCTCCGCCGGTCATTGTTTACAGCGCGTGTCCGAAAGTGAGCTTTTGCCCGATGCCGGAAAGCGATCCGGTCACTAACGGCGACCTGAGCGCAGATATCCGCAGGCTTGAGCACGCGCTCGCCGCCTGCGCGCTGCAGGTTGAAACCGTCAAACACTGTCAGGATAAACTCGATGAAGAAAGCACACAGCCTGCGAAAAGCGCTAACTGACGCCGTCCCGCAGCTTAAAACCAATCCTGAAATGATGCGCATCTTTGCCGATGAGGGGAATATCGACGCGCGTCTCGCGGCCTCACTGTCTCACGAGAAGATTTATACCCTGAATGTGATCGTGTGTGATTTTGTGGGCGACCCTGATTTGATTTTCGTGCCGGTGGCGGCGTGGCTCAGGGAAAACCAGCCGGATATCTGCACGCTCGATGAGGGACGCAAAAAGGGCTACCGTTTCCAGATGGATTTAAACGACGGGGATAATGTCGACATCAGTATCAGCCTGCAGCTGACCGAACGCACCATCATCAGGGAGGAAAACGGCGCACTGCATGTGAGCTATGCCCCCGAGCCGCCACTGCCTGAGCCTGTTACCCGTCCGAAAGCGCTTTATATCAATGGCGAACTGGTGAGCAAGTGGAATGAGTGACTTTAAGCCCTTTGACGACCAGCTTGCTGGGCTGATTGCTGCCCTGTCACCTGCAGGGCGTCGAAGGCTGGCCGGTGAGATTGCGAAACAGCTCAGAACGGCACAGCAGCAACGGATTAAACAGCAAAAAGCCCCGGACGGTTCACCCTATCAGGCGCGTAAGCGTCAGCCGCTCAGGGCAAAGACCGGGCGAATCAAAAGAGCGATGTTTCAAAAGCTGCGCACGAGCCGTTACATGAAAGCTGTTGGCCGTGAAAACAGTGCTGTGGTGGAATTTACCGGGCAAGTGCAGCGCATCGCGCGGGTTCATCAGTATGGTTTGAAAGATCGGCCAAACGCGCGCGTTCAGGAGGTACGCTATCCAGTACGCTTGTTACTAGGTTTAAATCAAACTGATACCCAGCATATAGAAACGCTGGTTTTGGAGTATCTAACGCGTAACATAGCAGTGTGAGATGCCTAAGGAATGGAGGGGTAAAAACACGTTGTATGGGGTGGTCAAGAAAAAATAGCTTGAATCAAGAGTTATAAATTTTAAATGCATTCATTGCTAATTATTTCATATTGATATTATTGGTTAAAAGAATGTACTTGATCACATATTAGTGATTAATGGCGTTTATTGATGCTATTTTTCTATGGTAGTATTCAAAAATCTTTTATTAAAAACTAGTGGTAAAAGGAAGTGATGTGGAAAATTACTTAAGAAAGGTTGTGATTGAGGGTTTGTTTGAAGCTGAAAATAATTACACCATTGATTTTATTGAAGGTGCGAATTGTATATATGGGGATAATGGGACTGGTAAAACATCAATAATTAATTTAATTGTTAGTTGCTTGAGTTGTGATGTTGCTAAGCTCAGAGCTTTACCATTTGATTCAGTTGTTTTATATACGGCTAAATCTGGACAGGTTAGAGCAAAAAAATTCCTTCAGGTTAACAAAAAGAAACCGATCATCAAGGATAACAGGCTCGAAAGTGGTTATATTAAAATTGAAATAGTTAATGAACCGGATGCTATTGAGATTCCATTCCACGGAAGCACGATTATGCCCGGGCTTTGGGATGAGGCAGAAAATACACTTTCAGCAAAAATAGATAATTTTAAAGACAAGGTCTCAAAAGAAATTACGTTGACGCACGTCCCGTTGCTTAGGATGCATGATAGTGAAATATTCAGTGAAAGCGGAAGTGATGAATATCTTCAAATGGCCTTGCGTAAAAAGAGAGTGCATCAAAAGCAAATAGCGGAAATTATGGATCCAAGTTTTAGGGTTATTTCCTCTATTCAATCACAATTCATAGATGAAGTTAATTCTCGACGTAAGAAGATAACTATTTCATTGGAGAGTCTTAAGTCTAGAATAATTGAAAAAGTAATGATAGACCAAAAGTTGGTTACGCAATCAAAAAAAGCATTACTCTCTGTATCAAAAGTTATGAATAGTCAAGATAATACAGTTGATGGGAATAGTTACTTTAAAAAACTCAAAGATGCAAATATTGATGTTCCAGAGGAAAAGGTAAAGGAACATTTCCAACTATGGTCGGATCTAGGCGCAAAATGTCGCGCTGAGTATAATGAGTTAACTGGTTTCAAGCCATCAAATAATGAAAAAGATAAAGAGGCTTTGCGTAAATCGCAAGAAAAATTTAATAACACATACATGACTTTGTTTTCAATAACTAACATTTATGACCGTTTCTTATCAATTGTTGAAGATGTTGAAAATATGCAAAATCAGAAGGATCAAATATGGAAGATATTCACGGATTATGAAAATGAAGTTAACTCTTATTTTAACGGGTCTAAAACTTTTAGCCTAACAGAAGATGGTGAATTCAAAATATCTTCGAAAAAAAGAAAAATTAAACTACCAGATCTGTCGTCTGGTGAGAAACATATCATTACAATACTCGGTCGAGCTACATTGTCCAACAATAATGGGGCCGTTTTTGTTGCCGATGAGCCTGAGTTATCCCTCCATTTGGATTGGCAAAGAAAAATCTTGTCATCAATAAAAAAACTATCGCCATTATCTCAAATTATAGTAGCCACACATTCACCAGCAATTTTCACCAGAGGGATAAATAAAATAAATTTGGAGGATTGCAAATAATGTCTGGAATCCCTACCTATGATATCGAAGAAAACTTGAGAAGAATAGACATGCAACGGTCGTTGAAGTTTATTGTTGTTGAAGGTAGCGATGATGTACCAATTTATGAAAATATTGTATCTTCAGCAACTGCAAACGAAGTGGATTTTGAGATCATCCATTCAGGTGGTAAACCAAGAATAAAACGATTTTTAACCGAAAACCCAAATGTCAAGAATTGTATTTTTATAATTGATCGTGATTTTGACGTTTTAGACCATGAATGTGATAAATTAGTTTATCTTGAAAGGTATTCTATTGAGAATTTTTATTTTTGTGAGGATGTTTTAAAGTCAGTTGTGGCTATGTCGGTGAAGGTTAAGTTGGATTCCGTTAAAGATATATTTAATATGGATGAATTTATTGAGCACAGCACTCCAATTTTATTAAAATTATTCCATGCTGTTTACTATTATCAGAAGGTTGAGGCTGAAAGATTGAATCGGGAAGGTATTGATGCAAAAAGTTGGAGCGATGCCTTTATATGTAAGGATGACAATTGGAAGGTGTGTTCGCAAAAAGTACAAGCGTTAATCTCTCATCTGTATCCGGACGGATATGATGAAGTCGTTGCAAAAAGACATTATGAAGAGCAGTACATATCATCTGGGAATGTTATCTCTGATTTTCCTGGTAAAATGCTTAAAGTTGCGCTGCAAAGATATCTTAAAGATAGTGTTATTAAATTAAACCCCAAATTGGGAAGTAAGTTTAGTAATACCGATGTTACATGTACGTTGTTAATGTCAAACTTGCATCGTTCTAAAAATTTGAAAAGAAATCTTAGCCCAGTATACGATTTCCTGAAGGGTTGATAATTAAATATCTGTTTTTTATGGCAAAAGATCGATTCTCCAATCGAAACAGGTTTAGATGAGAGGTTTGTCGTTTATTTTTCGATTTTAGATACCCAGCAACGCCTCGACATAATGATGTTGTTTCATCCCCCATAGAATCCTGCTTGATTGCCGCTGGCCTCCCCCGGCGGCATCCTTGCCCCATGAATAATTTAAATTCTCTGCAGGAGATCGCACGCGCGATCCGAAACCTCATCCGCACCGGCATCGTGACCGACATCGACCTCGACGAGGGACTTTGTCGAGTCCAGACCGGCGGCATGGAAACCACCTGGCTGAACTGGCTCACCTGTCGCGCCGGTCGCTCGCGGGTGTGGTGGGCTCCCTCGGTCGGTGAGCAGGTGCTTTTGCTGGCTGTCGGCGGGGAGCTCGATACGGCCTTTGTGCTGCCGGGCATTTTCTCGGATGACAATCCCGCGCCGTCTGCCTCCCCTGATGCGCTTCATGTGTCCTTTCCTGACGGGGCGGTTATCGAGTACGAACCCGAAAGCGGGTCGCTCACCGTGTCAGGTATCAAAACCGCCGACGTCACCGCGTCGGATTCCGTTACCGCCACCGTGCCGGTGGTGCTGGTCAAAGCCTCGACCCGTGTCACGCTCGATACACCCGAGGTGGTGTGTACCAACAAGCTGATCACCGGCTCCCTCGAAGTGCAGAAAGGCGGAACGATGAAAGGGAATATCACGCACACCGGCGGGAAATTCACCTCTAACGGCGTGCAGGTGGATGACCACGACCACGGCGGTGTTGAAAAAGGCGGGAGCTGGACGGAGGGCATCCAATGACGGTGCGTTATCTGGGTATGAGCAGCCAGACCGGGCTCAGTATTTCTGAGATCGAGCATATCAGGCAAAGCGTGCGCGACATTCTGGTCACGCCGATTGGCTCGCGCGTCATGCGCCGTGAATACGGCTCGCTCCTGTCGGCACTGATTGACCAGCCGCAGACACCGGCGCTGCGCCTGCAGATTATGGCCGCGTGCTATTCCGCGATCCAGAAGTGGGAGCCGCGCGTCAGCCTGACGTCAATTGCTTTTGAGCGGTCGGACATCGACGGCGGCCTGTATGTCGATATTACCGGCACGCGCTCGACATCAGGCCAGCCGATTTCCATCACCATTCCACTGAGTTAAATCACTATGGCAACTGTTGACCTGAGTCAGTTACCCGTTCCCGATGTGGTTGAGGAACTGGACTATGAAACCATCCTTGAGGAACGCAAAGCGACGCTGATTTCGCTTTATCCCGAAGACCAGCAGGAGGCCATTACCCGGACGCTCGCGCTTGTGTCAGAGCCGATTGTTAAGCTGCTGCAGGAAAACGCCTACCGTGAGGTTATCTGGCGTCAGCGGGTGAACGAGGCAGCACTGGCGGTGACGCTGGCGTATTCCGCCGGTAATGACCTCGACGTTGTGGTCGGGAACAACAATACCGAACGCCTAACCATCACCCCGGGGGACACCACCACCATTCCACCGACGCCTGCGGTTATGGAGTCAGACACCGACCTGCGCCTGCGCGCGCAACAGGCGTTTGAGGGGTTGAGCGTGGCGGGTCCGGTCGGGGCGTATGAGTATCACGGCCGCAGCGCTGACGGGCGGGTCGCTGACGTCTCGGTCGAAAGCCCGTCGCCAGCCTGCGTGACGATCACCGTGTTATCCCGCGAGGATGACGGCACCGCCAGTCCTGAACTGCTGGCGATAGTGGATAAAGCGCTTAATGCCGAAGATGTGCGCCCGGTGGCCGACCGGGTGACCGTCCAGTCAGCCGAAATTGTACCGTACCAGATTGACGCGACGCTCTACGTTTACCCCGGCCCCGAATCTGAGCCCATCAGACAGGCGTCAGAGCAGAAGCTGCAGAGCTATATCAGCGCGCAGCATCGTCTCGGGCGTGATATCCGCCTGTCGGCCATTTATGCGGCGCTGCATGTTGAAGGTGTGCAGCGTGTTGAGCTGGCATCACCGCAGGCCGACATTGTGCTGACTAAGTCGCAGGCGTCGAACTGCACCGAGTACCAGATAACTATCGGGGGCTCGGATGAGTGACCGGCTTTTACCCGTTGGCTCATCACAGCTTGAGGTCGCCGCCGCTGCCGCGCTCGCTAAGATAAAGCGCGTTCCGGTACCGCTGCGCACCCTGTGGAACTGGCGCGACTGCCCGTTAAACCTGCTGCCCTATCTGGCGTGGGCGCTGTCGGTCGACAGGTGGGATGAGGGATGGCCGGAGGCGACAAAGCGCAGCGTGTGTGCTTCCTCGTTTTTTGTCCATCAGCACAAAGGCACCATCAGCGCATTGCGTCGGGTGGTTGAGCCGCTCGGCTATCTGATTGAGGTGCGCGAGTGGTGGCAGCTCGACGAGGAGCCAGGCACATTCCGTCTCGTTGTCGGCGTGCTCGACAGCGGCATCACGGATGAAATGTACCAGGAACTTGAGCGCCTGATTGACGACGCCAGACCGGCAAGCCGCCACCTTACCGGGCTGGCTATCAGCCTCAGTGCGACCGGCGAGCTGTATGTCGGCGCGGGGTGCTACCACGGCGACGCGCTGACTGTTTACCCCTACACCCCCGAGGAAATTATTGTCGGCGGTGAATATTATCCGGCCTCGGCCATCCATTTGATTGATAACCTGAGAGTGAACGCATGACCGCAAAATATTTAGCCATTCTGACCAATCAGGGCGCGGCGCGGCTGGCGAACGCGGCGGCACTCGGTACCAGACTCAACCTGACGCAGATGGGCGTCGGTGATGCAAACGGTACGCTGCCGACCCCTGACCCCGCACAGACGAAGCTCATTAACCAGAAGCGTATCGCGCCGCTGAACATGCTGACCATTGACCCGGCCAACGCCAGCCAGATTATCGCGGAGCAGATTATCCCCGAGAATGAGGGCGGTTTCTGGATCCGCGAGATTGGTCTCTATGACGAAGACGGCATTTTGATTGCCGTGGCGAACTGTCCGGAAACCTACAAACCGCAGCTGCAGGAGGGAAGCGGGCGTACGCAGACCATTCGCATGATCCTGATTGTGTCGAGCACGTCGGCCATTACCCTGAAAATCGACCCGTCGGTCGTGCTGGCAACGCGCCAGTATGTCGACGATGGGGTTATCGAGGTGAAAGCTTATGCCGATAGTCTGCTGACCGCACACCTTGCCGCTTCTGACCCGCACGCGCAATACCTCAAAACGGCGGATATTGGTAAATATATTCCGGTCGGGTTTCCGCTGCCGTGGCCGCAGGCAACGCCGCCGGCTGGCTGGCTGAAATGCAACGGCGCGACTTTTGACAAGACGAAATATCCAAAGCTGGCCGTCGCTTATCCGTCCGGCACCCTGCCTGATTTGCGTGGTGAGTTTATTCGCGGGTGGGATGACGGACGCGGTGTGGATTCTGGCCGTGCCATTCTATCGAGCCAGAGTGATGCAATTCAAAAGATGACTGGCGCCATTAAGGGAGTAGTGCATTTTTCTAACAATCAGGGTACCGGCGTGTTTGATACTGGTGATACGGGGAATAGTGTCTCTCTGGATGAAAACCCACAAGGTAATGCAGTAACCGATCACAACTTTGATTCTTCCCGTGTTGTTCGCTCGGCTACCGAAACCCGACCGCGCAACATTGCATTTAGCTACATCGTGAGGGCGGCATGATGGCGAAAGCAACATTGAACAAAAACGGCATTGCCACGAAAGCCGGTGAAATGACGGTGTATAACTACGACAATGAAACCCGCGAATATCTGGCGTCATCCGTCGAATTTCTGACGGTGGGCGTGGGGATTCCTGCTAATTCCTGCACTGATGCGCCGCCCGATAATAAAGCCGGTTTTGCCATTTGCCGCGCGGCCAGCTGTGATGGATGGGAGTATGTTACCGACCACCGGAGCGAGACGGTATATGACACGGAAACCGGCCAGCCTGTCGAAATGACTGCGCTGGGTGATTATGCTGCCAGTGTGACCACTGTCGCGCCGCTGACGCCTTATGACCGCTGGAACGGTAGCGAATGGGCCACCGACACGGATGCTCAGAAAGCTGGTCAGGTTGCGGCAGCTCAACAGAAAAAAGCCTCATTGCTAGCCGAAGCTCAAAGCACTATCAGCCTGTGGCAAACCGAGCTGCAGCTCGGCATCATCAGTGATGATGAGAAAGCTAACCTGATTAGCTGGATGGCTTATATCAAAGAGCTGCAGGCTGTTGATACCGATACGGCACCCGGTATTAACTGGCCGGTTTCTCCGGCGGTGTAGGTCATTGAACCTCGGGGGCGGCGGATGTGCCCATGCATTCACCGCGCCCGGATACAAACCCGTATCAACATGACCATCACATCGCAACGCGCTTTTCCCTGCTTTAAGAAAATCCCCCTCCACAAATCCCGCTTCGCCGTTGTGCCAGTTATCAACGAACCTTCACGGTTAGACCGTCTTTGACACTATTAGGAGAATGACACTCACCCCTAACAACGGAGTTAAACGGATGAGTGACTTTCATCACGGCGTTGAGGTCATCGAGGTTAACGATGGCACGCGCACCATTTCCACCGTCTCGACGGCAATCATCGGCATGGTCTGCACGGCCAGCGATGCTGACGAAAAGACATTCCCCTTAAATGAGCCGGTGCTGATTACCAGCGTGCAGAGCGCTATCGGTAAAGCCGGTAAGCTCGGGACGCTGTCAGCTTCCCTGCAGGCCATCGCAGACCAGTGCAAACCGGTCATTGTGGTGGTTCGTGTTGCCGAAGGTACTGCAGACGACGAAGAGGCGGCGCAGAGCGAAACCATTTCGAACATCATCGGCACGACTGATGAAAATGGCAAATACACCGGGCTGAAAGCGCTGCTGACGGCGAAAAATGTCACCGGCGTCAAGCCGCGCATCCTCGGCGTGCCGGGGCTGGATACGCAGGAAGTGGCGACCGCGCTGGCGTCGACCTGCCAGAGCCTGCGCGCGTTTGGCTATGTCAGCGCGTGGGGGTGCAAAACCATTTCCGACGCGATCGCCTATCGAGAGAATTTCAGCCAGCGTGAACTCATGGTCATTCACCCCGATTTTCTGGCATGGGACACCACGGCCGATGAAACCACTGTTGCATGGGCGACCGCCCGCGCGCTCGGCCTGCGTGCCAAAATCGACCAGGAGACCGGCTGGCACAAAACCCTGTCAAACGTCGGCGTCAATGGCGTCACCGGCGTCAGTGCCTCGGTCTCATGGGATTTGCAGGAGTCAGCCACCGACGCCAATCTGTTAAATCAGGCCGGTGTCACCACGCTTATTCGCAATGACGGCTTTAAGTTCTGGGGAAACCGCACCTGTTCTGATGACCAGCTTTTCCTGTTTGAGAACTACACCCGCACCGCGCAGGTGCTGGCCGACACCATGGCGGAGGCGCACGCCTGGGCGATGGATAAACCTGTCACCGCAACGCTTATCCGCGACATCGTCGCCGGTATTAATGCCAAATTCCGCGAGCTGAAAAACAACGGCTATATCGTCGACGGTTCGTGCTGGTACGACCCGGATTCAAACAGCGTGGAAACGCTCAAAGCGGGGAAACTGTATATCGATTACGACTACACCCCCGTCCCGCCGCTGGAAAACCTGACCCTGCGCCAGCGCATCACTGATACCTATCTGGCGAACCTGTCAGAGTCGGTCAACAGCTAAGGAGCTCAGAGCATGGCATTACCACGCAAACTGAAATACCTGAACATGTTTAATGACGGCCTCAGCTACATGGGCGTCGTGGAATCCGTCACCCTGCCAAAGCTGACCCGTAAGCTTGAGAAATATCGTGGTGGCGGGATGCCGGGCTCGGTGTCAATTGACCTCGGTCTCGATGACGATGCGCTGTCTCTTGAGTGGACGATTGGCGGCCTTCCTGACATCGGGCTGTGGGCGCAGTACGCATCACCGGGCGCGGCCAGTGTGCCGTTACGTTTTGCTGGCTCATACCAGCGCGATGACACCGGCGAGATTTCCGCTGTTGAGGTGGTCATGCGTGGCCGTCACAAAGAGTATGACGGCGGCGAAAACAAGCAGGGCGAAAGCGGCACGACCAAAATGTCGACCGAGTGCGCTTACTACCAGCTCACGATTGACGGTAAAGAGGTCATCGAGATTGACGTCATCAACATGGTGCTGAAAGTCGACGGCGTTGACCGTCTGGAACAGCACCGCCGCGCAATCGGGCTGTAATTTCCTGACCGGTCAGCGCTGCTGGCCGGTTATTAACTCCTTTCAGAGCAGAGAAAAACATCATGGCAAAAGCACCACGTAAAACCGCTGAATTTGTTGATAGGGCTGGCAATGAAATTGACACCGAAAACCCCAACGTCGTGACCCTCGACAAGCCGATTAAGCGCGCCGGTCAGACGATTGATAAAGTCACCCTGATTGAGCCGAACGCCGGTACCCTGCGCGGTGTCAGTCTGGCGTCGGTGGCGCAGTCCGAAGTCGATGCGCTGATTAAGGTACTGCCCCGCATGACCTATCCCGCGCTCACCCCGCAAGAACTAACCGCGATGAATCTGCCCGATATGCTGTCGCTGGCCGCTAAGGTGATTGGTTTTTTGTCACCGGCTTCGGCGGAATAGACTTCCCGTTTGACCTGTCGACCGATGACCTGATGGCGGATATCGCAGTGATATTCCACTGGCCGCCCTCAGAGCTCTATTCCCTGAGCCTGACAGAGCTCATCACATGGCGCGAAAAGGCGCTGCAGCGAAGCGGACAACATCATGAGCAATAACGTCAGACTTGAGGTGCTGCTTAACGCAGTAGACCGGGCAAGCCGACCACTCAAAGCTATCCAGACCGCCAGCAAATCCCTTGCAGGCGACATCCGCACTTCACAAACCAGCCTGCGCGATCTGAATGCGCAGGCCTCCCGAATTGACGGATTCAGGAAAGCGAGCGCACAGCTTGCCGTGACCGGTCAGTCGCTTAATAAAGCGAAACAGGAAGCCGCCGCGCTGGCCATCCAGTTTAAAAATACCCAAAACCCAACGACGGCGCAGGCGCGCGCGATGGAGGCGGCAAAGAAATCCGCCGCTGACCTGCAGCTCAAATACAACGGGCTCAGGCAGTCGGTGCAACGCCAGCGCACGGAGCTTGCGCAGGCCGGAATAAACACTCGCACGCTGTCGGCGGATGAGCGCCGTCTCAAAGCCAGTATCAGCGAGACAACCGCGCAGCTTAACCGGCAACGTGATGCGCTGGCGCGCGTCAGCCAGCAACAGGCGAAACTGAGCCGCGTTAAAGACCGTTATCAGGCCGGTAAATCCATCGCAGGAAACGCGGCAGCGGCTGGCGCGGCGGGTGTTGGCATCGCCACGGCGGGAACCATGGCCGGGGTGAAACTGCTGATGCCTGGCTTTGACTTTGCACAGAAAAACTCTGAGCTGCAGGCCGTGCTCGGGGTCGATAAGCAGTCACCAGAAATGCTGGCACTGCGCAAACAGGCGCGACAACTTGGTGACAATACCGCCGCCTCTGCAGACGATGCGGCGAGCGCGCAAATCATCATTGCGAAAAGCGGCGGGGATGCTGCTGCCATTCAGGCGGCGACGCCGGTCACGCTTAATATGGCACTGTCTAACCGGCGCTCGATGGAGGAAAACGCCGCGCTACTGACGGGGATGAAATCCGCGTTTGGGCTCTCAAACGATAAAATCGCGCACATTGGCGACGTTCTCTCGATGACGATGAACAAAACCGCCGCCGATTTTGACGGGCTGAGCGACGCGCTGACCTATGCCGCGCCGGTGGCAAAAAATTCCGGGGTTAGTATCGAGCAGACCGCCGCGATGGTGGGTGCGCTGCACGACGCCAAAATCACCGGCTCAATGGCGGGGACGGGTAGCCGTGCCATTCTGAGCCGCCTGCAAGCTCCGACCGGAAAAGCCTTTGAGGCCATCAAGGAGCTCGGCGTAAAAACGTCTGACAGCAAAGGTAATACTCGCCCGATATTTTCCATCCTGAAGGAAATGCAGCGCAGTTTTGAGAAAAACAATCTCGGAACGAGTCAGCGCGGCGAGTACATGAAAGCCATCTTTGGTGAAGAGGCCAGCTCGGCGGCGGCGGTACTGATGACCGCAGCCTCAACCGGTAAACTCGACCAGCTTACCGCTGCATTCAAAGCTTCTGACGGTAAGACCGAAGAGCTCGTCAAAGTCATGCAGGACAATCTCGGCGGTGACTTTAAGGAGTTTCAGTCAGCCTATGAGGCCGTGGGGACTGACCTGTTTGACCAGCAAGAGGGCTCTTTGCGGAAACTGACGCAAACGGCCACGCAATATGTTTTGAAACTTGATGGCTGGATCACACGTAATAAATCACTGGCGACCACTATCGGTGTGGTAGTCGGTGGCGCGCTGGGGCTGATTGGTGTGCTCGGCGGGATTGGTCTGATTGCATGGCCGGTAGTCATGGGGATTAACGCTATTATTGCCGCTGCAGGCGTGCTGGGAACGGTGTTTACCGTAGCCGGTAGCGCGATTGTGACGGCGCTTGGTGCAATTAGCCTGCCAGTGGTGGCTGTAGCCGGTGCTGTTATGGCCGGTGTGCTCCTGATCCGTAAATACTGGGAGCCGCTGAGCGCATTCTTCTCGGGCGTGGTGGAGGGGCTTAAAGCGGCCTTTGCGCCTGTTGCGGAAATCTTTTCGCCACTCGCGCCGGTGTTTGATTCCATTATCGAGAAACTGCGTGGGGTCTGGCAGTGGTTCACTGACCTGATAGCGCCGGTTAAGGCGACGCAGGAAACGCTCGACCGCTGCAAAAATGTCGGTGTGGCCTTTGGTCAGGCGCTGGCCGATGCGCTGATGGCTCCCCTGAATATCTTTAACAGCCTGAGTGGCAAGGTCGGCTGGCTGCTGGAAAAGCTCGGGGTCATCAAAAAAGAGTCAGGCGATCTCGACCAGACTGCAGCAAAAGCCGGTGCGCAAAACGGGTCATATATCCCGGCAACGTCTGCGTATGGTGGTTATCAGGCTTATCAGCCGGTGACGGCACCTGCAGGCCGGTCTTACATCGACCAGAGCAAACGGGAATACAACATCAATCTGTCAGGTGGTGCCGGGGCGGGTACTGACCTTGACCGACAGCTGCGCGACGCCGTCGACAGAATCGACCGCGAAGAAAGGGCGCGCCAGCGCTCAAGTATGCGCCACGATGGATGAGGGCTAAAGCATGTTAATGGTACTGGGTTTATTTGTTTTTGAACGCCGCACGCTGCCTTATCAGTCGATGCAGTATTCGAAGGATTACCGCTGGGCGTCAAACGACCGCATCGGCAAGCCACCGGCTTATCAGTTTCTCGGGGAAGGAGAAACCTCGCGCATGCTGTCGGGCGTGCTTTACCCTGAAATTACCGGCGGCCGCCTGTCGCTGACGGCTGTCGAGCTGATGGCCGACGAGGGCAGGGCGTGGCCGCTGATTGACGGAACGGGCATGATCCACGGCATGTATGTCATCGACAAAGTGACCCACACGCACACCGAATTATTCAGCGACGGCGCGGCCAGAAAAATTGAATTCAGCCTGTCACTGAAACGGGTCGATGACTCGCTAGCGGCCATATACGGCGACCTTAGCACGCAGGCAGGCAATCTGGTGACGTCTGCCGGTAACTGGACTGGAGGGATGACGGGATGATTAGCGGGATTAACGTGCAGGCCGGGGCGCGGGTTGCTCCGGCGTTTATGCTCACGCTCGATGGCGACGACATCACGCAGAATTTCAGCGACCGGCTTATCGGTCTGACCATGACGGACAATCGCGGATTCGAGGCTGACCAGCTCGACATAGAGCTCAATGATACCGACGGGCTGGTCGAGCTGCCGCCGCGTGGCGCAAAGCTGACGCTGTGGTTAGGCTGGCAGGGCTCCGCCTTGCTGAATAAAGGGAGTTTCACAGTCGATGAGGTTGAGCACCGCGGTGCGCCTGATACGCTGACCATCCGGGGGCGTAGCGCCGATTTTCGCGGGACGCTGAACTCGCGCCGGGAACAGTCATGGCACGACACCACGCTCGGGATTATTGTCGAGACCATCGCGGCACGCAACAAACTGACGGCCAGCGTGGCCGATACGCTGAAAGCGATCCCCGTGCCTCACATTGACCAGGCGCAGGAATCCGACGCGGTGTTTCTGTCCCGCCTGGCTGACCGCAACGGCGCGACGGTCTCGGTTAAGGCCGGTAAACTGCTATTCATCAAAGCCGGTAGCGCGATGACGGCCAGCGGCAAACCTGTCCCGGAAATGACGATTGAGCGCGGCGACGGCGACCGGCATCAGTTTGCCATTGCTGACCGGGAGGCCTACACCGGCGTAACAGCGAAATGGCTGCACACCAAAGATCCGAAGCCGCAAAAGCAAAAGGTAAAGCTCAAACGCAAACCAAAGGTGCAGCACCTGCGCGCGCTGCAGCACCCAAAGGCGACCAAAACCACGGCAAAGACCAAAGCCAAAAAGGAGCAGGAAGCGCGCGAGGGTGAGTATATGGCCGGTGAGTCTGACAACGTGCTGGAGCTCACGACCATCTACGCGACAAAGGCGCAGGCCATGCGCGCCGCTCAGGCAAAGTGGGACAAAATTCAGCGCGGGGTCGCGGAGTTTTCAATCTCGCTGGCGTTTGGCCGTGCGGATTTATTTCCCGAAACGCCGGTAGCGGTTAAAGGCTTTAAGCGCGTTATAGACCAGCAGGCGTGGATAATCAGTCGGGTGGTGCATAACCTCAACGGGAGCGGCTACACGACGGGCTTAGAGCTTGAGATTAAGGTTTCGGATGTGGAGTACGAAAGTGAAGAATTAAATCAGTGA